TTCTTAACAATTTCCTAACTGCGTTTATTTAGGAAAAATTATAATATTTTGTTAATATATGTCTTTACTTTCCCAAATACAAATGCTTCAAGACAAGCATGTTAAACTTTTAGAGGAACATAAATCAATCGGAGAGCGTATTAACGTCTCATACACTAATTTAGAAATTATGAAATCTTATTACACTGATACCGTCAGCCGAATTCAAAACGGTAATTTAAATTATGTACCACGAATATTAGAAGATCTTTATAAAGATGATTTACTCAAAAGTCAAAAATTAGATAAAATATCCTTAGCATTAGCGTCAGATATTAAAGCTTTAAAACTATTACAAAATGACCAACCCTTATATGCTTTCATAACTGTAGGTTGGAACGAACAAATCGTGACACCTAAAACTATGTTAGCTGCCTCACAAAATATTTTAAATTTAAAATACTTTTCTACCGCAATTATGGTATTGGAAAAACATCGTGAAAATGGTATTCATCACCACACGCATTTCCTAGTGGAGTTTACAGAAAAATTTCATGTTTCTAAACTCTTGGGTTGGATCTTTCAAACTAGGGGCGTTAAAGCAATTTGTTTAAAACAAAATTTTATAGATTATTTGGGACCACAGAATGGTAAGAAACCATATCAAACTTATCAAGTTTACCATGACTACATACATGGTAAGAAAAAAGAGGCAAAGCTTAAATATGTTGAAGACGATAAAATATGGCGTGCCGAAAATAATATAAAAGATATATATATTAAGGAATAAATTTATAATATTGTGTAATATTATAAATGTTTCGTAAAAAAAACGTTGTAAGAAAGCCTCGTGTTGCGCGGCGTCGTGTGGTTCGTGGAAGAAAGTTTGGTGTTTCTTCCGCTGTTAAAAAGTATGTTAAGCGTACACTTCATGTTCAGTTAGAGAATAAGTCTGTTCAAATAAATGCTGGAACTGGTTTTGGTAATGTATTACAAAATACTACTATGAACGCTTATCCAATGTGTCCTTTATCAGGATTTTGGAGTATTGGTCAGGGAGTTGGTTCCGGAGCAAGAATTGGGAATCAAATTAAAACTCGTAGATGTACATTATCTTATGTATTGAGAGCTAATCAGTATGATGCTATAAATAATCCTGCTCCTATACCGTGTGAGGTACAATTAATGTTAGGTTATGTAAAAAATACACCATCTTTTGCGCCTGCTGCTGTTGATATAAATCAACTATTTCAAAATGGATCGTCATCTGCCGCACCTGTTGGAAATTTGCGTGATATTGTTTCAGTAATTAATACTGATTACTGGGTTATTAAAAAACGCTGGTTACACAAAATTGGCTATTCTGTTAGTCAAGGTACTGGGGCGCAAGTTATTCCTCAATATTATGCTAATAATGACTTCAAATTAAATGTAGTCAAAAAAATGGATATTACAAAGATGGTACCTGCTACTTATCAATTTAATGATGGTGGTATTAGTCCTACTTCTAGGAATTTATTTTTTATGTATCAAGCTGTGGCTGCTAGTGGAGAAATCCTTCCTGCCACACGAATTCCTATAACTATTGAGTATTGGATTGATTACCATTACGAAGATGCTTAAGTAAAATAACATATATAAGTTAAATATATTATTTTATTACCTAGGCTGCGCGGCTATGAGCGCGTTAAAAATAGCAAGATCACTCCAAAATGTTGTTGCGTTTGGGGACGATTCGCCAAAGCGAATTGTCAGGTCAGCTATGCTGACCGACCAAAGGCTACGATCATTTTTGTTGTCTTTTTTAACTAATCTAGTTTATATAAAAAATAAACTTAGAATTCGGAAATTGAGTTCCTAATTTCCTAAGTATCCCACGCGTCTATTATTGGACTTGATAGACCGTGGGATACAGAGCATAATGCTCTGCGCTTTTCGTTTATAAAAGCGATAAACAAAATTTATAGTGTGTTCTTAACAATTTCCTAACTGCGTTTATTTAGGAAAAATTATAATATTTTGTTAA